AAAAAAAAAAAAAAGAAACGCCATGATTTACTCATAGCCACATGCTAGTTACATCCTCCGTTAGCATTAACGGCGGCGATTTCTAAACTTCCGTCTCCACCCGTAGGCTCGCCATTTACTATTCCATTCCTTTCCATAATGCAGCATGTATTTTTCGCGTCTGCGTAAAAAAATAAGAGCCTGTGTTTCCACAAGCTCCATTTTGATCAGTGTTTCTTCTTTGTTCTGCTTTTCACCTCGTTTGTCTTTGCTCCGATCAGCTTTGCCAGTCTGACCAGAATCACAACGATCAAGATCCAGATAATCAAGTTAAACATATCAACATACCACCTTTCATAAAGGCAGCTGAATTTTTCGCGTCATGCCCGCTCCCGGCTGAGGATCCAGAAGAATTTGCGATAGTTGTTGTAGTAAGTATCCTTGCAGCATGGGCACCCCTTGATCCGGAGGGCTTCATAGGAATGTCCTTCTGTCACGCCGCGCAGAATATAAGGTGCGATTGCTGGTTCCAGTTCGCCCAGGCAGTGCTCCAGCAGATCGACCCTACTCGAATAGAATGCTCGTGCCATCGCCATTTGCTCTGTCGGGTTCGAGGGTGTTGCATTGACGATTGCTCCCGTGCTTTCCGGAAACGCTTTCCATCCGTCGATGCGTACCAATGCGCGCTTCCATTCGTCGTATTGTCGGCAAAAATGTTTCAGTTCGTAATACCGATGCTTTGAAATATAATAAGGATTCTTTTTCGATAGCTCCGCCCGTTCGCCCCGCATGATTTCGTTACAGTTTTTCATAAAGTAGACTCCTTTGCACTATTTCTCAGCCCACGCTGAGTTCAAAGGAATACTACTGGAAAAAACTGTCGTCTGCGTCCTGTTTTATTTTATTCTGGGTGAAGCGTTGCCCATTTTGAAATCTATCGTTTAATCTAGAATAGAATTCATAAAAGAAAAAGCCCGGAAAATCCGAGCTTTTCAGCGTTATCTCATGTTTTTCAAAGGACTGTGCCTGCGGTACAGCTCTGCCAGATCCTCCTGTGTCAGGTCAAGATAAGCCTGTTCTGTCACGGTCACGCTGCTGTGCCCCAGAATCCGGCTCAGGGTGTAAATATCTCCGCCATTCATCAGGAACCGTTTTGCAAAGTTGTTCCGGAACACATGCGGATGAACGTTCTTCAAACCAACTCTCTTAGCGTACTTTCGGACGTTGGCTTCAAAATTATTTGCCTGTAGTGGCTTCCCCTTGTTTGTACAAAATAAAAAATCGCTGTCACGGTAGCGGTCTTTGTACTTGATCCACTTCCGAATCTGCCCTGCCATCTTCTCTGAAAAGAATACCGACCTGCCTCGTTTTCCTTTCGTGTTTTTCGCAGGTAGCCAGATGAACCGTTTTACCAAATTCAGGTCATTGACTTTGATCATCAGACATTCGCTGATTCTCATACCGGTGTCCAGAAGCAGCTGAACAATCACAAAGTCCCTGTATTCACTAAATTTGGAAATATCCAGCGCTCTCAACAGCCGTTTGAAGTCGTCATCTGAGATAAATTCCAGCGACTTGTGATCTGTCTTCGTAAAGTCGCCACGTTTGATCGGCGATTTCCGAAGAATATCCTCATCGACGCACCAGTTAAAAAACACTCTGAGATTCCGCAGGTAGTTGTTGATCGTCACATCTGAGACTTGTTTTCCGTAGTCCGGACGGTTTTCCGGATAATTTCTGGCATCCTGATTCGTCACAGCGGTATACTTTCCCCGCCTCCGAATCTCCTGAATGTATCCCTGAATCGTCAGATGCGTAACATTTTCCGTGCGCTCAATTCCATTTTTGTACAAATGTTGCATGAACAACCTCAACGTCTGCTCGTAGCTTCCAATCGTCTTCATGCTCAGTCCCTTTAACTCGCACGCC